TGAAGCACTTGATTTGGGCGCTGCCCTGGACACGGTCGTGGCCACGCTGGCGGCGGCGTTTCCGACCTTCAAGACAGTCGCGGCCGAGGATGAGACGCGCAAAACTTTGGAAGTGCCGGCCATCATCATTCAGATGTCGGAGCTCGAGCCTGATCCCGACAAGGATCCCCATACGGGCCAGTTTCCGTGCCTGGTCCGAATTGAGGCGCGCATCGTGCTCGGGTACCGGACACCGAAGGTGCGGCGCGAGGTGCTGAAGGCAGCCGGCGCGCTCGCGGCCGCGGTGCACAGTAACCGATTGGGGGTGGCCTGGGGCGCGGCCGCAGTCTTGGCTGTTGAGCCGGATGAGTTTGCGCCGCAAGCGGACCAGTACGACGTTTGGCGCGTCGAGTGGGCCCACGCGGCAGATATAGGCTCGAGCTTCTTTATCGATGACGGCGTGACGCCGACCCAGCTGCTGACGTCCTGGTCGCCAGATATCGGGCCGGCGCATGAACAGGAGTATGTGGCGGAGGGCGGCGATGTCTGAGTTCACCCTATCGCAGCTGATGCAGGCCGTGGAGCGCATGATCATGGTGGCGACGGTCACGGCGCGCGATGGCGATCGGGCCAAGGTCAAATGGGCTGACGGGGCGGAGAGCGGTTGGCTTAAGATTGCGCAGCTCGGATCGGAGCAGCTGAAGTTCTGGATTCCGCCATCGGTCGGCACTCAGGTGGTGGTGCTTTCGCCTGGTGGCAATACTGCGCATGGCATCATCTATCCTGGTCCCTTTGCGGGTGATGTGCCGGCCGGCAACTTTGCCGGCACGATCACCGGTGCCGGCGATGTCGTGGCGTCCGAGATCAGCTTGGTGTCTCATGTGCACGGTGGCATTCAGCCTGGGCCTAGCGACACCGGCACTCCGAAGTAGCGCAGTGGGGAACCGCCAGAGGATCGCAGCGCGTGTCCTGTCCAATGTGGGCGCATGTATGGGATCAGCGCACTCACAGGCCGTAAATTGGGCGGCATCGACCATCTCCGGCAATCAATCCGGGATATCCTGACGACCCCGATCGGGTCGCGGGTGATGCGTCGCGACTATGGATCCCGTCTGTTCGATCTTATCGATGCGCCGTATTCGTCAGCGACCAAGCTGGCGATCATCGCGGCAACGGCCGAGGCATTGGTCACATGGGAGCCGCGCATCAATGTGGACACCGTGACGCTTCGGACCTTTGAGCCTGGCAAAATCATCATTGATCTCAGCGGCCGCTATCTGCCCGACGGCCGCGAAGTCACCATCGCGGGGATCGAGGTCGGATGAGCGCGTTCACGGCAATCAATCTTGAGCGGCTGCCCGCTCCGGAGATCATCGATCGTAAGGACTTTGAGACGATCCTGGCGGAAATCAAGGCATGGCTGGTCGCGCGTGATCCAAGCCTCGCGCCGATCATGGGGTTGGAAAGCGAGCCGATCACCAAGGTGCTCGAGGCTTGGGCATATCGCGAGCTGCTGTTGCGCGCTGAAATTGACGATGCCGGCCGCGGCAACATGCTGGCGTTCGCTGGTGGCGCGCAGCTGGATCATTTGGCGGCGTTCTATGGTGTTGAGCGCGCGGTGATCCAGCCGGCCGATCCTGCGGCACTTCCGCCTGTGCCGGCCGTGCTCGAGGACGACGCTCGGTTCCGTTCGCGGGTGCAGCTGGCGCTTGAAGGGTTCACCACAGCCGGTCCGCGCGGCTCGTATGTATTCTGGGGGCTGTCGGCTTCATCGTTGGTGAAAGACATTAGCGTTGAATCGCCATCGCCTGGTCAAGTCTTGGTCACGGTATTGTCGGATGAAGGGAACGGCAGCGGCGATGCTGCGCTGATCCAGACGGTGTCTGACAAGCTGAACGACGAGGACATCCGGCCACTGACAGATCAAGTTATCGTGCAAGGCGCATCGATCGTGCCATATCAGCTCGAGGCCGTGCTGACGCTGTATGAGGGACCCGATGCCGATGTTGTGCGCGCGGCCGCTGAGACGTCGGTTTCTGCGTTCGTTTGGGACCAGCACCGCTTGGGTCATGACATTACGGTTTCTGGACTGCATGCCGCGTTGCATCTGGCGGGTGTGCAGAAGGTGACCTTGGTCAGCCCTGGCGCTGATCTTGAGATTGATGCGTCTGAGGCTGCCTATTGTACGTCGGTATCCGTGACGGTCGGGGGGCGTGATGTCTGATCTGGCCACCATTTTGCCGCCAAATGCGCAGGAGATTGAGCGCGAGCTGGAGCAGCTGTCTGGCCGCTTGCTCGGTTTTGGCAATCCGATCGCAGCGCTTTGGGATGCGTCTGTATGTCCAGAGCACCTTTTGTCCTATCTGGCATGGGGGTTCTCCGTCGAAGTCTGGGACAGCAGCTGGAGCGTGGACCAGAAACGGCAGGTTCTGGTTGATGCTGTGCAGGTTCACCGCGCAAAGGGAACCGTGGGCTCGGTGCGCCGGGCATTGTCGGGGATCGGGTTTCGAACAGATATTTCCGAGTGGTTCGACTATGCCGGCGATCCGCACACCTTCCGCGTTGATGCGTTCGGTGAGGATGTGTTTGCAGCCGGGATGTCGATCGACAGTCGGACCCTGGCGTTGGTCACATCGATCCTGGTTAACCTCAAACCTCAGCGCTCTCATTTTGAGCTCCGCATTGGGGAGCGGTTTGACACTGCCGTCTATGCCCGTGCCGGCGCGCGCGGTCGTACGCGCTCCCATCTGAGCCACGACCCTAATCCTCGGACGCGCGTTTCGGTCGGGCCCGGGCATATGCGGGTCGGGTCGCGGGCGCGCCAGATCAGCACAGTTTACCATGATGTTCAGCCAAGGGATGCCGCCTAATGCCCACCACCATTCTCACCGATATCGCCGAGGCGAAAATCACCCAGGCTGCCGGCTCAGGGTCGCAGGTTGCGATCACGCATGTGGCGTTGGGGGACGGCAATGGGGCCAGCTACAACGGGGACTTTGATCAGACCTCTTTGCGACGGGAACGTGTCCGGGTGCCGATCGAGCGCCGGCATATTGTCTCGCCGAGTGCTTGGCGCGTAAAGGCAGAGTTTGGGGCCGACACGGTTGCATTCGATGTCCGTGAAGCGGGGTTCTTTGATGCCGATGGCGACCTGATTGCGCTCTGCACGTTCCCCGTGGCCGAGGTCCGTCGCACCGGGGCGATCGTCTATCTGATTGACCATGTGCTGAACTTTAGCCGGGTCGCCGAGGGGCTGATCATCGTCGATGCGCCAGATGATGATCTGTTCGGCCACGTCGTTGTCGATCTGGAAACGCAGGCGCTCACTTATTCCACACAATATGATCTGCAGATGGCCGTGCGCGCCCTGCAGGCGGCAACCTAAGAGGACGAACATATGAGCATTAACGACATCAACAATGCTGCGGCCGCGATGAACCAGCTAAAGGGGCGGTACGAGGGCTTTCTGGACGATGCAGATGCGCAGATCGCTGCGCGTCAGGCGGCTTACGATGCCCTTTCCGGTAACCTAAAGGGCGTCATCGCATCCGAGATGAATTTCTTTGGCACGGTCGATCCAGACGTGGTGAACCCGACCAACGTGCGCGGTGGCACGTTTCGAACTATTTCGGATCTGGTCGCTGCGTCACCTGCGTGCGCTTCGGTCAAAATCAATCTTTTGCCGGGAAAGACCTACACGGTGGGCGCTCGGATTAATCTGAACAATCATAAATTGTTCATTCAAAAGTTGGGGGCTGGTGATCCTCCAACCATAAAATTCCTAGCATTTACGGATGGGCAATTTAATTCCGTCGCTTCGTTCATGCCGTTTGGAACGTGCTTGATAAGGTTCTACGATTGCAACATTGAGTTGCCCACGGCCAAGGCAGACGATGGTGTTCCATGGTCATCTTTCACGGGTTTGTTAGGGTTTCATGTTTCGGTGCCCCAAGTTGTGGGTTTTTACCGTTGCTTGGTCACTGGGGGCGCAGCAGGCGCTCAAATCGGGATCATAGCGGGATCGGCTGCGGCGCACTCAACCCTCGGTCTCTACACTACCACACTCGATGGTCCCATTACTGGAGTGATTGGCGGGTCCGGCGCAACAGCCGCAATCTCCGTCGCGTCTGCAACTCTATCCAACGGCGCGCAGCTCATTGGGCCAGAAAGCACGCTGGGAACCAATTACATAACCAACGCGGTCTAATCAGAGGAGTTCAAAGATGAAATTCGATATTTCACACGAAGGAAGAACAACACTTTCGACAACACGCGTAGATGCGGAGGCGTTGGGATACCCCGAACAAGTTATTGCTGATGCTGAAGGTGGCGTCCGGAAAGAAGCTGCAAAAGCTGAGTGCCGCCGCCGTATCTACAGTGCGGCCTCTGCTGAAACCCAGATGAATATGGCAACCGCGGCCGCGGTCATCTCTGCGAAAGAGGCCAGCGCACGGACTGAAGACGAGGCGTCGATCTTGTCGGGGCTCGATGATGCGATCGGGTGGGTGGCGCAGATGCGTGTCCGCGTTACGGAGCTGGCTGACGATGCTACGCTTGATATCGGCGACGACGCCAATTGGCCTCCTTTGCCGGATGGTGCTCGCGGCGTTGTCGATAAGTTCTGAGCCAGCGCGAGGTTGATCCGATGATCGCCTTGGCTTTCTACAAAGGGCGCGGGCAGCTGCTCGATCGGGTGATCCGTTGGGTCACCCGATCTTCGTTCAGCCATGTCGAAATTCTGCGCGCGGTACCAGCAATGTCTGGTGATGGTTCGGAAGTGCGCGCTTGGTCATCGAGCGGCCGCGATGGCGGTGTGCGCGAGAAGTCGATCACCTTCAAACCGGGTCATTGGGAAATCGTCGCTATTCCCTGGGCGGGGCCGGCCGCGATCGACCGGGTGATTGCCGAGATTGGCAATCCCTACGACTATGCCGGCTTGCTGGCGTCACAGGCGTTGAACCTGCGGCGGCATAGACGGGACCAGTGGTTCTGCTCGGAAATCTGCGCGCATGCGCTTGAGCTAAGTGCGCCGCAGGAGCTGTCGCCAGGCGGGCTTTATTGCCGTGTTTTGGAGATGAACCGCGCCTATCTCGCCGGCTGGACACGCGCGGGGGAACCGCCAGAGGATTGAGCCGCGGCGCGGTGGAATGCTTGGGCAACAGTTCACATCCGCAAGCGAGGTCACTATGGCATTTCTTCACGGCGTCGAGGTCATCGAGATCGATGCAGG